TTTCCATTAGTTTTAAACTTATGTGGAAAGTTTTCTTGCATTCTTCTATCAATTTCTTCATAAAATTCATCATCAGTAGTGCTATATCCTTCAGCTTTTAATTCTGCATCAACAGCTAATGCTGCTGCTGTCATAACTCTGTCAGGACCAAACCAAGTATTTTTTGCTGCCCAATCTTGTGCTTTAGGGTCAGGTTGTGGTATTGGTCTTTGTATTGGTTGAGTTGGTTGAACTGGAGGAGCACCTGATATATCTTTCTTAGTGCTTCCTAAAGTTTTCAAATCAACCTGTGCTTCGTTTAACATCTCTTGAGCTTTTAAAATTTTATCTTTATCTTGTTGCTCATATGCATCTTTATAAGCTGTTCTAGCTAATTCTATTTTATCTTTTAATTGTTTTTCTGTAGCTTCTAAATTTAATTTACTAACTTCTGAAAAACTTTTTTCTTTTTCTTCTAAATTCTTTTGTAACTGTTCTGTCTTATATATTAACTGTTGAATTTGCTCATCACGTTCTTTTCTTTGTCTAATTAATTGTTTAATTCTTTTTTGAGCTCCGTCAGTTTTAATACCTTCAAGTTCTTTTGGTTCTTCTTTTTTTAATTCAACATCTGAAGGTGGTTCTACATTTTCAGGTTCTTTTACTTCTTCCTTTACCTCTTCTTCTTTTACCTCTTCTTCTTTATCTTTTTCTAATTCAACCTCTATCTTTTCTTCTTCTTTAGGTTGTTCTACTTCTACATTATTCCAATTCTCTTTGTCCATTTTTCCTCCGTTGTTTACGAGACAAACGATTTTACGTTTATATTAATTATACTATATAATATATCTATTATACAAATTTATGATGAAAATTTTGTTAAATTAAAAGTAGGGTCTAAATGTGTAGGGTCCTCTACTTTCATCATAACTTGGTCATCAAATAAAATAAGTAATCTTACTCCTTTATAAAATAACTTTGTACCAGTATGTTTACCATAACATATGTAATCTCCTACCTGACACCAAGGTCCTTTAGGAAATTTATCTGTATCTTGATATGCTAAGTCTCCTACACCTAATACTTTACCAACTGTTGTTAAATAAGCTATATCATCTTTTGTTGAGTCAGGTAATAATATTCCACCTTTAGTTTGAGTTTTAATTGAAATTGGTCGTACTAAAATATGAAACCCTGGTAACTCTGGTAATACTTCTGGGTCAGCTTGTTCTTTTTCATCTGTAATCCAATCATTATTTTTTATAGCTCCACCTAATGTTGTTTGCTGCATTTATTCGTCATCCTCCTGATATGTTCTTTTTTTAACTATACTTTTTAAATTTTGTCTGCACCATTCAATTCCTTGAATAGAACCTACTACTTGTCTGTAATGAGGAAAATCTTCTGCTCCTCCTGAACCTAATGTATCTTTTAATCTATTCTGTTCTTTTACAAACTCTTGTATTACTTCATCCCAAATATTCATTACTGTTTATTTGTTTTTGTGGTCTTAACTGGATTTGGATACTTCCAAGTATTTTCATCATACTCGTTAAGAACAGAACTATGTTGACGTAAACCAACAGAACCTTCTGTAATATCCTTTTTACTCCAGTCACCATAAGAAGTACCATAGTTTCGTACGTTTCTTATTTTATCACTTAGTGCCATCTTTACCTCCTTTAATTGTTTGTTCATCTAATTTCATAGCATCTGCCATTAATTTAGCAGAAGCTATTTCTCTTTTTGTTTTATCTTTTTCTTCATCTCTAACTAATTCATTTAATAATCGTAGAGCATTTTGTCCTTCACTAGCTTTTACTCTAGATTCTTCTATAGCTAATTTTGTTAACATCTCTAAAGATTTAATCTGTTCTTTACTAATTCTATCTGATTGAGCTTTTTCACTTTTCATAGTATTTGTAACTTTTTTAGAAGCAGCATCTACTAGTAGTTCATTTTCTTTTAAATCTAGTTCTTTTGTTTCTAGAGCCATCTTTGCATTTTGTACTGCAGCATCTACTTTAAGTTTTTCTTTTTCTAATTCTACTTTAGCTTGTTCTAGAGCAACCATTTGTTGTTCTGGAGACTGTACCATACCCATAGCTTTATTAGCATTTAAAATTTGTTGAGCTGCATTAGCCATTACTATTTCTCCAACATTAGGAACTTGTTGTTGCTCTGGAGTTAATTGTTCTAAGCCAACTTTTGTCATACCACTAATTTGTTCTTGATATAATAATATAGAGTGTTCTTGTATGTTAGCTTGTAATACAGGAACTATTCTAGCCATAATAGGATTAGCTCCATTTCTAGGGTCTTGTAAATAAGCTGTCTTTACTTTAATATGTGCATCATGGTTTTGTCCAGGAAATGCTTTTACTGGAATACCTTTAGTAGCAGCTATAATATCTGAGATAGGGTCTAATGGTTGAGACTCTGGTTTTTGAGGTAAGATATTCTCTAAGTTTGGCATGTTAGCTGAATGTAATATAGTTCTATTTAACTCTTGAATATTAAACATACCTGGAGGTGACTGTTGTGCCATTTGTAATGCCATATTAGCTAACATCATTCTATGTGCATTACTTGGAATATTAGGGTCACTTACAGGTATTACATCTATTTTACCATCAAAATCACTTTTAAAAACTGACCTATCTTCATTAGGAACTTCATATGGATATTCACTAGGTAAATATTCATAGTCAATTCTTGCTAAAATTTTAAATTCATCTCTTTGTGATTTGTGAATACGTTTATGTATAGCTGTAAAAAATTTAGACGAAGCTTCTAATAAAGCCATAGTAGTTCCTACAGGTCCATAAGAAGCAGCATCGGAGACAATTTGTTCTGTGCTATCAGCAAACTTTTGTCCTGCTTGAGCTACGAAATTGAGCATCTGGTATAGAGTTGAGGAGGGTTCTTTATATGGAAGAGGTATGATAGCTTTTGAGAGGTCTACACCAGTTGCTTCAATTTCCTTAAATTCACCAGGAGCTATTGGTTCATTATCTCCAACCATTCTAACTCCTTTAGCTTTAAACCCTCCAGGGAGGTTCGCAAACTGTCCTGCATCTACAAGAGACCTCATAGCTGCAGTAGCAGTCATAGTTAGGTTACCTAGAAAATGCATTAAACCTAAACCGTAAAATCCAAAACCAGGAACAAATCTGTAATGTACAAAATGATTTCTTTTTTCTTTTGTTTTACTTTCAGGAGAATAGTTTCTTCTAATACTTAATACAACTCCTGATTCTTGTTCTACTGTTACAATGTACGGTAATGGTTCATCTTCATCTTCTATTGTTAAAAATGTATGTTGTTCTAATAATACATGTTGTGGGTCATTATCATAGGATGGATTTAATCCTAAGATTGTATCCATCTTTTCTGTTAAACTACTTAATGTAGGATTAGAAGGCATCGGTAGTTGAGCATCTACATACACACCTGAAGCAATATCTTTTTGTAAGTCTACAGGGTTTTTATAAATTACGTGAGTGTATCTTTCTGCATTTCTTAAATTACTTGCAAAGTAAGATACATAAAATTGGTCTATTGGTATAAATTCTGATACAGGTCTTTTTAATGTTTCATCATAATATATTTTTTTAATAGCAGAACCTATTAATGGTAAATGAAAAAGCATTCTTTCAAACTCATCAAAGTATTCTGGCATTTGTTCTGTAAGCTGATAGTTCATAAATCCTTGAACTCTGTTAGCTTGTTTTTCTTTATCAGGAGTTACCTTACCAAGTATTTGAGATTTTACAGGACCTGCAGGAGGAAATAATTCTTGTGATGCTTTTGATTGAAACTTAACTGCTGATTCAATTAATAAAGGATGAACTGCAGTACAAGCACCTTCAAAAGGTTCTACAGCATCTTGTATTTTTAAACCAAGTAAATCAAATCCTCTTTCAAACATAGATTCCCAATCAGCTCTTGATTCTTTATCTGCTTGAAACTTATCTCTTACTTCTGCTGAAATATCAGCTAGAGTATCATCATCTAAACTTTCTACCATATTACCATAGAACTCTGCCATCTCTGGTTCAGCTTGCATTTCAACTTCTACACTTTCAAAGTCTACAGTTAAACCACCGTCAGGTTCTATTTCAAAACTAACTTGACTATCCTTATTTTGAGGAAGTTCAATTACATTTGTTCTTTCTTTTTCAGATTCAAAAGGATTTTTTTCTATTGCCATTATATTGTCCTTTGTGTGTTATAATTTTTATTATAGTTTCTCATTACAGTTCCACCTTTTTTTCTAGGTATTTGAAGTTCAGCATCTCCCATTTTTGTAGGACTTAATAAATATATTAAAGGAGAACGTTTTACTCCTTTTGTAATTAAACTTTTAATACTGCCTGGAGGTACAGGTGCTTCTTGTTCTGTTTGCACAGGTATTTCTTTTTTATCTTGTACTTCAACTTCAATAGCTTCAGGTTCTGGAAGTCTTTTTGTTGGAGGTTGTTGTTGTTCACCTGGTCTTAATTTTTCATATAATTTTTTACCTACATATTTTTGTCCTTGGTCTAAGGCAAAATCTAAAACATTTTTTCCAATGTCTAATGCATCTTTAGTTTCTCGTTGTTGAAAACTATTATGATAAGTATGGTCGTAAAGGTCTCCTTGTTGATATAAATTTTTTCCTTGATACCCATACATTTCTTCCATAAGATTATTATATTCATCAAATAGAGGGTCTTTTAAATCTTTAAAAGTTAATCCTGTTGTTCGTTTTAATCCAGAGTCAACTAACTCTGGGTCAATTTCTTCTATTCCTTCTAGCTCAGCTTGGTCTTGAAAAGTTGGAATAATATCTTGTAACTCTACATCATTTAAATTATACTTCTTTTTTATTTTGTTTCCAATATCTTTTAACGTTTCAGACTTTTTAAAATATTCTACAATAGGACTTGAACCATCTTTATATTCTTGTAAAAATTTATTTTTAATATTTGAAAAATTTTCTAATGTATTTTTATAAGATAAGAATCCTCCATCCTTTATTATTCCATATGTTTTATCTTGTACATCTGTTTTTCTTACAGCATTTAATGGTAAATTATATTCTGTAACAGCATCAAACAATTTTGATTGATTTGATTTTTTATCTAAAATTGTATTAATTTCTTCTAGAGTTGGAGCTTCTAGGAAGTCTTTACCTTCTACAAATTCACCACCACTTCCGATTATAGGTGGTATTTTATTTTCTGTAATTTCTTTAAATAAATCTTTTTGATATTTTTTAGGGTTGTCATATCTATCTAAAGGACTAGTCTTTAGATTTGAAGCTATTAACTGTCTTCCTCCATCTGTAGTAAAACTTTTTAAATAAGTAAATATTCTAAGTTCTCTTGGAGTCAACTCATTTTGTGCTAAACCTTGTAAAATATTTTTTGTTAAATCTAATTTTTGATTTATATCTAAACCCATCTTCACAGCTTCTCCAATCGAAGCCAATCCTGAACCTGGTAAAGCTGTAGCACCTGCAACTTTAGCAGCTCCTTTTAGAAACTGTCTTCGAGTTATGTCTGGTAATTTTTTCTCTGCCATATAAAAATAATTCAAATAATAACGTATATACGATTATACTTACAAAGTATAGCATTAGATTCTCCAGTAGGCAAGTTTTTTCTGTCGTCTTGGTTCTTCCCATTCAGGGTCTTCAGGATGAGATAAGTGCCAAGACTCTTTCATATAATGTATTGCCATAACCATAGCATCTACCTGGTCATCGTGAGCAGCATTT